TGCCGATTTATTGTAGCTGACTTTAGTGCTATTGAAGCTCGTGTTATCGCCTGGCTTGCTCACGAGCAGTGGCGCCAAGATGTATTCGCTCAAGGCGGAGACATCTATTGCGCTTCCGCATCAAGCATGTTCCACGTACCAGTTGAGAAACACGGCGTTAATGGGCACCTACGGCAAAAGGGTAAGGTAGCTGAATTAGCGCTCGGCTATGGTGGCGGTGTAGGAGCTATGAAAGCGATGGACACAAAAGGGGAAATTCCTGAGAAGGAACTGCCTGGTATCATCGAAGCGTGGCGACAAGCTAGTCCACGAATTACGAGATTTTGGAAAGATGCAGACAGCGCAGCAAAGCAAGTAGTGAAAACAGGAGAACCCGTACGAATTAGACAAGGCAATATTAAATTCTTTAAATCGAAAGGCTTCCTGTTCATAGAATTACCGTCCGGTCGAAGACTTGCCTACGCAAGACCTAGACTCGGGCTTAATAGATTCGGTGGTGAATCGATTGAGTATGACGGTATGGATCAGGTTAAGAATACATGGGGCAGGGTTGAAACCTACGGCGGAAAGCTCGTCGAAAACATTGTACAAGCTGTAGCAAGAGATTGCTTAGCCGCATCAATGCTACGGCTTTCTAAAGCAGGGTACAAAATTGTAGCCCACATTCATGACGAAGTGGTTATCGAAGCGCCAATAGGCGAAGGCAGTTTAGATGAAGTAATAGATATAATGTGTGAACCTGAGCTCTGGAATGAGGGCCTCATATTAAACGCAGCAGGGTTTGAGAACCCTTACTACATGAAGGATTAGGAGGACAATTCTTATGAAACTCTCAAAACAACAAATTCAACAACAACGCGAAGCGATTGATGGTTTATATGAACTCGTAAAAGACGCGCCAGCTAGTGAGCGTAAAGATACGGCTATGGCATACTGTGAAGGCTGTATTGCTGCTTGTGATTTAGGTCTTAAGGTGTTAAACGGTAAGAAAACAGAGCCTCCTAAGTCTGAGGAACCACCAAAGGCTGAGGAAACTCCAAAGGCAGAAGAGACTACTCCGGCGGTAGAAGAAAAGCCAAAACGTAAACGTACTACTAAAAAGAAAGAAGAACCTGTGGAAGAAACATTACCTGTAGTTGATGAAGCACCTGCAGAAGAAGACGATTTAGACGATTTGTTATAAGAGAAAGGATAGCGCCTTATGAAGGTCTTATTCAATCTACAAGTACAACAGCTGTACGACCTAGTGCGGCGCAATCAAGTATCACCTTTTAACCCTGCAAGTTATTACCATGTACCTTGCGAACACTCCTTCGCTAATCTTTGGCCAATGGAATCTAATGGGTTCGGGATAGTGCCTTGCAGGGAATCAGATGAGTTCTATTGCCCAAAATGCGGTGAGCGGATCAACGCTAAAGGGTTTACTGCAGAAGTTGGATATAGCGCCACCATTCCTTTATCCCTGGACCTATCAATTATAGATAGGGGCGATAAACTGGACGTGCAATTTGAGTACGACACGGTATACGCCGACGGAGATAATGGGATGATTTACAAAGGCTATAAATCTCATGTCATTAATGTAGTACGGTTTGATTTCAAGCAAAGAAAAACCTTTACCATACTCAAGAAGCGCTCACGCAGCGACGTCGTCGAAGAAGCGACAGTCTCTCCGTCAGGCTTTAGCAATTCCCTTTCATCGTTAGCTTGGTTCGTAGCCACTCCTGACTGCAGACTACATAACTACCGGGATGAGTTAAAATGTTTCGCTAAGGTGTTAAAAGAAGTGTTCTTCACGAAATTATCAAAGGTCGTAGGCTATAAAGTCAAATCCATTCGGCAAGGCATACAAGTTACTAACAAGTACGGAGCTCTAGATAACCTACTTCATAACTTAGTATGGAAATTGCAAGCTCCGGATGCACCGGCTATCAATGATAGTCTTAAACGAGACTATGATGACTTCTATAATCGGAAATTCCCCAATGAGACACTTGGTATGGGTAACGTATTAGAGTTAACGATAAAAGGTGATTCCTTTGTAAAGGCCTTAATCAAGGCTCATAACTTACCGGATACCCGATGGGTTCGTCGGTTATTACACGATAGGCCGTTCTTCTATGCGAAGATCATCAAAGTTATGGCTACGTTATTTAAGAACAAGGACTATCAAAAGGCTATGGTCGATGTTATCAAAGATAACTCTGATAATACAAGTTATATTCAGTCTTGGCCTTTATGGCGTGATGACCGCGACTTATCTGTCATTCGTAAATTTGTTAATATCCTTAGCCATCAATACGGTGAGCGCCAGGCGTTCTTATTCATTAGAAATGCGCCTTCCTATCACGATATCAGAGATACAGCTAGTATGTATTTTGAGTTATCAAGAAGCCGTCGTAAAGAGGTTTGGGGTAGTCGCATCCAGGTGCGAAGCCTACATGACACCATTACAAGAATGCAAAAGTTCGACAAGGTGGAAGACGAAATCGTACAGCAGCGTAAAGCACATCGTGTGCTAGCTGATATGGTTAATGGTTACCGCTTCATGGCCATCGGTTCTACTCACGGCATCATTGATATGGGTATACAGCTTAATAACTGTGTAAGCTCCTATATCAAAAAAGTAAAAGCTGAAACGTGTGCTATCGTAGGTGTCTATAAATGTAACACGCCTGTAGCGTGTATCGAGGTTAACCCGGTTAATGATGCGGATGACTTCGTAGAGATACACCAGGCTAAACTTAAAAACAATCGTGGCGTATATGAAGACCACGATATTAACGGAGCTGTAACGCAGTGGGTAACTTCTCACGGCTTACGTGTTCCTAGGTATGTAGGGGACATCCACTTTGCGAAGGGAGGAGCGATGTAATATGGATACAAATATCATCATAGCTACGGGCAGAAGTCGCTCCGCCCGTAGCTGGAAGTCTGACAAAATGACTTGGAGTGCTTTGGCCAATAAATTGGCTGAGCCTACTGTAACGAACGAAACGGCTGCTGAATACGCCAAGATGTCTAAAGCTGATCAAGGCCAAAAGAAAGACGTCGGTGGTTTTGTAGGTGGCTATATTCCTAAAAATGGTAGACGTGTAAGAGGCTCTGTTAAAGAGAGGTACTTGATTACTCTTGATGCGGATAACCCTAGTGAGGACTTTCTATTAGACCTCGACATGGAATTAGGCGGAATGGAGTACGTACTCTACAGTACACACAGTCACACGGATGCTAATCCTCGCTATCGCGTAATTATCCCTGTGGATAGAGCGATGCAGCCTGATGAGTACCAGGCGGTCTCAAGACGAATTGCAGATAATATCGGGATTGAGTCTTTTGACCCGTCCACGCACCAGGCAGAACGTCTGATGTATTGGCCGAGCCATCCTAAGGATGTCGAGTATGTATATCAACACAGCGAAGGCAACCTAGTATCTGTTGATCAATGTCTAAGCACATATCGTGACTGGCGGGATACGAGTCTTTGGCCAACATCTGATAAGGAATCACAAATTCGCCTTGATGCGGCCAAGAAGCAAGGCAACCCCTTAGAGAAAAAGGGTTTACTTGGTGCCTTTTGTAGGTGCTACAGTATCACGGAAGCTATTCAAAAGTTCCTTCCCGAGGTGTATGAGCCTACACAAGTTGAGGGCAGATACACATATACGGAAGGTAGTTCAGTAGGTGGTTTAGTTATTTACGATAACGACACCTTTGCTTACTCGAACCATGCAACTGACCCTATCAGCGGTAAACTTGTCAATGCATTCGACCTAGTTCGTATTCACTTATTCGGCGCCAAAGATATCGGCGAAGACCCTGCGACTGCAGTTACCAAGTTACCAAGTTACAAAGCCATGATAGACTTTGTCAACGAAGACGGCGCTGCACCAATCCTGCTCGATAAAGAACGCATGGCGGATATGGAGTTCGAGGATATCACAGAGGACGACGAAGACTTTTTATCAAAGCTAAAACGTGATAAAAACGGTACGCCTGAATCTGACGTGTTCAACTGTTTGGTAGTACTTAAGCACGACCCTGCATTAAAAGGTAAAATCCGTCTTGATGAATTCGCACACCGGTTAGTCGTGATTGACGATTTGCCGTGGCGTGGTAAGGATGAAACCCCTTACTGGACAGATACCGACGATGCGTGCCT